TCCTGTTATTATCGACCGTGACTTTGGCATTATCGCCGGTCACGGTCGTGTTCTTGCCGCCCGAGAGGAAGGTATCAAAGAAGTACCATGTGTATTTGTTGACCATCTAACCGAGGCACAAAAGAAGGCTTATATCATTGCCGACAACAGAATGGCACTTGATGCCGGATGGGATGAAGAACTACTCCGTGTCGAGATTGAGTCCTTGCAGGCTGAAGCATTCGACCTGGCTCTTACAGGCTTTGGAGCAGATGAACTTGCCGATTTGCTTGGATCTGAGGAAGAGGAGACCAAGGATGATGACTACGACCTTACCGCAGCACTGGAAAAAGCTGCCTTTGTGGAGAAGGGGGATGTGTGGGTGGTTGGCAAGCATCGTCTTTACTGCGGTGATGCCACCAATCCCGATGACGTATCAAAATTGATGGACGGCAATCGTGCAAACCTTATCGTTACCGACCCGCCTTATGGTGTTTCCTTCAAAAGCAAGAGTGGCCTTACCATTCAGAATGATAGCATGAAGGACGAAGAGTTTTACAACTTCCTTCGTAAGGCTTTCGACAATATGGTCGCACATATGGAAAGCGGTGGCGCCGCTTATGTGTTCCACGCGGACACCGAGGGTCTTACATTCCGCAGAGCCTTTGTGGATGCAGGCTTTCATCTCGCGGGCGTATGCATTTGGGCAAAGAATAGTCTGGTACTTGGTCGTTCGGATTACCAGTGGCAACACGAGCCTGTGCTTTATGGCTTCTTGCAGAATGGTAAGCACAGATGGTATTCCGACAGAAAGCAGACAACCATTTGGAATTTCGATAAGCCTAAGCGGAATGCGAACCATCCTACAAGCAAGCCTCTTGACCTTCTGGCATATCCCATCGGCAACTCATCTCAGGTGAACTCCATCGTGCTCGACACCTTTGGAGGTTCCGGTTCTACGCTGATGGCGTGTGAGCAGGCAGGTCGCATCTGCTACACGATGGAGCTTGACGAAAAGTACGCTTCTGTAATCCTTCGCCGTTATGTCGATGATACCGGTGACGCAGATAATGTTTATGTTATTCGCGGCGGAGAGCAGATTCCTTATACCGAACTTGTAAAAGAAGTGGAGGGCAAAGAAAGTGACACACTTGAAGCTGGGGAGTCTGTTTGATGGCTCGGGCGGCTTTCCTCTCGGTGGTGTCCTCGCAGGCATTGAGCCTGTGTGGGCATCCGAGGTGGAGCCTTTTGCGGTAAGAGTTACCACAAAGAGATTTCCTTTTATGAAACACTACGGAGATATTTCTGCTATGGACGGCGGCAAGATTGAACCCGTAGATATTATTACATTTGGCTCGCCTTGCCAGGACATGTCTGTGGCAGGTAAGCGAAGCGGACTCGACGGTCAAAGGTCGGGTCTTTTTTATCAGGCTGTCCGTATTATCAAAGAAATGAGGAAAGCAACAAATGGAAAATATCCGAGATGGATCTGCTGGGAAAACGTCCCCGGAGCTTTCTCTAGCAACAATGGTCACGATTTCAAAGCCGTCCTCGAAGCCGTCATCGGCATCGTCGAAGAGGGGACCGAGGTGCCTATGCCTGAAAAAGGATGGCCTTACGCAGACCTCTACTTGGGAGACCGATGGAGCGTGGCTTACAGAACTCTCGATGCTCAATACTGGGGAGTCCCCCAGCGCCGCCGTAGAATCTACCTTGTCGCAGATTTTGCAGGTCGGAGTGCCGGAAACGTATTATTTAAGTCCGAAGGCGTGTCAGGGTATTCTGCGGAGAGCTTCCGTGCGTGGCAAAGAGCTGCCAATGGTTTTGAAGACTGCACTGGAGCGCCAGGCATCGGTCTCGATGGATACAACGGAACCGTAAGTAATAAAGCGGCAACGCTCGGTGTAAACTGCGGGATGTCCACAGGACGCAACGGTGTAGTCCTTAATGACCAAGGTGGCAATCGCATGGATGTGACTGAGGAGATTACATGCACTCTTCGAGCAGAGGCACACCACCCGCCCTGTGTTCTTGAATCTGCAGGCTTCTGTACTGAACATTCTGCTGAAAGCAGAGGGATTGGTTATGAAGAGGAGTGCGCGCCGACACTTCGAGCAGGAGTGGTTCCGGCAACTATTGCTCTTGAGAATCACCCGGCTGATGGTAGAGTGAAACTTGAGGAAGGGGATGCCATTCAAACGCTCACATCACGTATGGGAACGGGTGGAGGCAACGTTCCTCTTGTTATGAAAATTCGTTGTGGTTGTGAAGGTGGAGGCAAGGGTGCTCTCATTCAGGAAAACAAATCCGCGACCTTGGCTTGTAACAACGATCAAACCTTGTTTGTCCCCAGCAACTGGGACGGTGGTCAGATAGCACCCACGCTCACTAAGCAGAACGCGGGTGGCAATCAGCGCATGCCCGACAAGGACAACTTTAACTGTGTCCTTCAGCCTTTTGGTATTTGTTCCAAGGACAGCAATGCGATGAAATCCAGTAATCCTCATAGTGGCATCTATGAAGCGGACACTTCTCGAACCCTTGATGCCAACGGAGGTAACCCTTCCTGCAATCAGGGAGGTATTGCTATTGTTTGCGTGGATAGGCCCGAAACAGTTACCAAGAGCGAAACGATTGTCATCGAAGGGAATGGCTCTCGTCCCTCACATAAGGGAGATGGCTATAAGGAATCCGATGTGATGTATACGCTTAACACCATCGACCGACATGCCGTCTACGCAATGAGCACCGGAAGCTATGCTCACATTGAAGAAGAGAAATCTCCCACTTTATTGGCCAGGGATTATAAAGATCCTAATGCCGTATGCTATGGGGTTGGCAGAGACACCTTCAATCACGGAAAGAATGCAAAGTTTGCTGCCAGCTTTTCGGAAGAGGTACAACCCACGATGGTTGCCAAGGGCCCTGGTGCTGTGGTTGCTCCTTACGGCTTTGACCCTTCCTGTGCAAGAGACCTCGGAAAATATTTTCTTGAGGATTGTGGGAATACACTTTTGAACGGCACATGTCCTGGGCATCATAATGGAGTATTGGAAACCGATTATACCGTGAGACGTTTGACTCCTACTGAGTGTGCCAGATTGCAGGGCTTCCCGGATTGGTGGTGCAGTGGTCTTGAAGACAAGTACCCCGCTATTCAGGATATTCGTTTTTGGCAGGAGGTATGGGATACCTACGCAAGGGTCATTGGCGGTTGCAAGCCTAAGACCGAGAAGCAGATTCGAAGGTGGCTCGAAAACCCTCATTCTGATTCTGCGGAATATAAACTTTGGGGTAACGGAGTCGCGCTTCCGTGTGTATTTTTTGTGCTGTCCGGCATCGTGTACTATACACAAATTGATACCGATTAATAGCCCCTGTATTCTACACATAAATATCTCGAAAATGACTGGATATTTAGGGCATTTAGAGTTAATATGTGTATACCAAAAAACAAGGAGGTTATTACCATGATGCACACCATCAAAATCAACGCCCAGGGGGCAGAGCGCAAAAGACTTGTAAAGACCATTAGCGAGTGGCTTGGAGAAGACCCGCACTACTGTGGAGCACCTTCCTTCGCATACGAAATTGGAAGATTCACCGTAGAGAAGGAAGGCAACCTCACCTTTAGCGAATTCGTTGATGATGAGGTAGCTGAACGCCTGCTTCACCACATTTACGATGAAGGCTTTGAAATCGATCAGAGCGAAATTGAAGAAGAGGTAAAAGGTTACAGCATCCAAATTCCTGCAAAGGACTTCGGCTTGAATGCTATGCAGAATCTCAGAAACATTATCGAATCTAAGGCAACGCTCTTCAAGAAGGTTTTCGGCAGAGAAACCTTTGAGATTGGCCTTATCGAAGACAGACTAGACTTTGCTTGGTTTTCACCCGACTCCACTCCCGAGGAGCTTCAAGCGTATATGAAGTTCATCACCGCCCTTTGTAATATGGCAAAGACACAGACACGCATTAGTCCCAAAGAGAAGGAAGCCGAAAACGAAAAGTACGCTTTCCGATGCTTCCTTCTTAGACTCGGCTTCATTGGAGACGAATACAAGACCGACCGCAAAGTGCTATTGCAGCACCTTGAAGGGTCTTCGGCACACAAAAATGCAAAGGGGGTAAAGTGATATGTGGGGGATCTCGAAAGAGGCGCTTGCTAGATTGAAGGAACAGTATCCGATTGGATGCCGCGTAGAGCTTACAATGATGAGCGATCCGTATAATACGACGCTCACACCCGGATGCAAGGGAACTGTAAAAGGGGTTGATGACATCGGCACAATCCACGTGCAATGGGATTGTGGGTCCAGTTTGGGAGTTGTATATGGAGAGGATTCCTGCAGACGACTCGATAGCGTGAAAGTAATCTGCTATGGAACGGAGCGTGTGTGGGATTCTCGGAGAGAAGCTATTCTGTTTTATTCCAACGCAGCAGCAAACAGCGAAGGAGCAGAACTTGAGCGTTATGCCAAAATAGCAATTCAGCTAACGCAGGGACGCATCGTGTGCAATGGTGATGACGATGAGTGATTTGATTAAGGAACAAATCCTCAAGGTCCGCGACACAGGTTTTACGAATATGTTTGACACTAACGCTGTGCAAAGAATTGCTTTGGAAATGGAGCTTTACGAACTTGTGACCTTTATCGAAGACAACAAGAAATCTTACGTTCACTTTATTCTAACGGGAGAATAATAAACTGTAATTTACACAAAAAAGCCTTCAAATCTTTGTGTACTTTATTATCGGAAATGACTGGATATATTCCAATTAGTATGGTAATATGTGTACAACAAAAGGAACGGAGGACAATCCCAATGACGAGATTTGAAAAAGACCTTAAGGAAGCACTCGACGGTAACGAGATCGAGGTATTGAAAAGACGCAAGGCTGAAATCGAAAAGCTTACAGCAGAAGGTAAGGCTTGCAAGAACGCTTTCCGCCGTGAGTGCATTGCACAGGAGGTTGCAAGACTGACAAACGAGTATAGAGCAATCAGCATGCACTTCTGAGGAGGAATGATGGTTTACTTTGCAGAATATTGTATTCCAAAAGAATACGGCTTTCGGTGTAGAGCCTCAAGCGATCTGAAAGCACTCCTCTTGACGCTAAAAGCTGATGGTTGCCTAATGCACGACATTACTTTCAAACGAGCGCTTGAGTGGGGACCGAAAGCCAAGGAAGGAGATAAGTTTCACGGTGGCTGCACCTTTACGATTACGAAAGGTGAGGCAAGAATGACCGAATACACATCGTTTTAATAACCCTGGATTGAGCCGAGAGGCTCTTTCCTCGTTACAGCCAAAGGGCTGTTTTTTTATTCCTGTGAAAGGAGGAGACCGCTATCGCTACAAGAAAAAAGTACAAGCCAACCAAGTTCAAGGCGAAGGATTCGACCTACAATCAAGAAGCGGCTGATTATGCGGTCAACTTCATACAGTGCCTGTGTCATACAAAAGGCACATGGGCAGGTAAACCCTTTGAACTCCTTGATTGGCAAGAACAGATTATTCGAGACCTCTTCGGAATACTGAAGCCGAACGGGTATCGACAGTTTAATACAGCTTATATAGAAATTCCTAAAAAGATGGGTAAATCGGAGCTAGCGGCGGCTGTCGCGCTTTTGCTTACTTGTGGGGATTTCGAAGAAAGGGCAGAGGTGTATGGATGTGCAGCCGACCGTCAGCAGGCGTCTATCGTTTTTGAGGTTGCTGCTGATATGGTGCGTATGTGTCCTGCACTTTCTAAGCGCGTAAAAATATTAACCGCTACCAAGCGTATCGTATATATTCCCACGAACAGTTTTTATCAGGTGCTTTCCGCCGAGGCTTATTCAAAGCACGGCTTTAATATACACGGTGTTGTATTTGACGAGTTACATACGCAGCCAAACAGAAAACTATTTGACGTTATGACAAAGGGTTCCGGTGACGCTCGTATGCAACCCCTGTACTTTCTCATTACTACCGCAGGAACAGATACAAAATCTATCTGCTATGAGACACACCAAAAGGCAAAGGACATCATTGAAGGGCGCAAGGTTGACCCTACATTTTATCCGGTTATATATGGTGCGGATGAAAATGATGACTGGACAGACCCAAAGGTCTGGAAGAAAGCAAACCCTTCACTCGGCATCACGGTTGGCATTGACAAGGTTCGTGCTGCTTGTGAATCTGCAAAACAAAACCCTGCAGAGGAGAATGCATTCCGACAGCTAAGACTCAATCAATGGGTCAAACAGGCAGTTCGTTGGATGCCGATGGAGAAGTGGGATAAATGTGCTTTTGCTGTCAATGAAGATGAACTCGAAGGTCGAGTCTGCTACGGCGGACTGGACCTTTCGTCTACTACGGATATTACTGCTTTGGTACTTGTGTTTCCACCCACCGATGAAGATGATAGATATATCGTTCTCCCGTACTTTTGGATTCCCGAGGATTGCATGGAGCTTAGAGTCCGAAGAGACCACGTGCCATACGATATTTG